GTTTCTGTCGCGAACCCAACAATGCCACTATTTACAATGATTTGACTTGCCCCGTTTAAGCGGGCAACAAAATCAGACGCAGCAGAACCATTACCGTCATATTGCAGCCCCAATATCATATCTTGAGAGACCCCACTGGCTGCAATATTAAAACCAAGCGCAGGATCCATGAAGCCTGTCGCGGTTATGGTTATATTTGTATAACCGCCTCCAAACGATCCGGCAAGCTCAAAAACACCGCCTGCTCGCTGGATATTGACAATTGAACCTTGGGCGCTGTCCCTATTTAACACAACAAAACAACTTAGTGCGCCGGCTGGCTGAAAGCTCGCGTTTTTTAGAACGTCACTCGTGCCATCAAAATCAATTGCAGGCCTGCTGTTCAGCCCAGTAGCGCTATATGTCGGCTGTTTTGCCGCAGTTACTTGCCCAACATGGCGGCTGTTGCCGCTCTTGTCATTCCACAGGCTAACACTTCCGCCAGATTGAGTAATTGTGCTGGGATCAGCCGCATCCAGCCATAGCGCAGTAGTAATCTGCGCAGGGGTCCATAGCACACCATCGGCAATTGCCCCACTAGCCTTCATTATCAAGCTACGCCCTAGCATCACGTCCTCCCCCGCATCGGCGCAACGTAGACCGTGGCTGTACTGAACGGCGTGCTTGCTATAGCCGGGGTGATCCGAACGATCAGAGTTTCAATCTCACCGGCCGTTGGCGTTGCGGCGCTGTTGCCGTCCCACGTAGTGGTGAAGCCAGCGGCTGAGATTGTGATGATGCCGGATGTATAGCGGAAGTCTACTTCAACTTCGACGTATTCCGCAAACGTGCTAGTAACAGCGAGATCGGCAACATTAGAAAACGTGATCGTAGTATTCCCCGCAATAGCTGCTGCCAACATGAACCGATTAGCAACGCGGATGTCGCATGTATAGGTGGAGCCAGCAACCGTAACGATCTGCGCCCGAGGGAGAACATTCGAGCCCAGCACAGCCGCGTAGCCGGTGCGTGGTGCGACACCGCCGAGGCCGACGCTGGTGAACTGGCCAGTATCCGGCGTGGTGCCGCCGATCGCTCCGGGGGCGGCGGGGTTGAAAAGCGTTGGCAATCCCGACAGGCTGGAGTATGCAATCTGCGCACCATCGCCGCCGTCGTGGTTGTGGCTGTTGCCATTGGTGACGCCTTGCGCTGCAGGGGCCGCCCCAACATCACCGGGTGTCAGCAGTAAATCACGCCATAGGCCGTCTGGCCCTCGCACCAACGCCGGCCGCGGGGCTTCAGCTGCAGGCGGTGCGCCGGTAATCAGAACATCGTGCAGCTCATCCAGCTCCTGCCCGTTGATGACGTTGACGTAGAGGATCCCGGCAGTGCCCGCGGCCTGCTTGACGCAGAAGCCGAAAAACACGCCGTGCGCCGGCTGTGTGGGGCGGGTGCTGGTGAGCTGCCCCGTGGTCTCGGACAGCCAGACCGCGGCGCCCTCGGTGAGCGCCGATGTGTTGACGCCGGCCAAGATGCCATGGGTGCGGACCACACAGTCCGCGTTGTTGTTCACGGTCGCAACAACCAGGCCCAGCGAGCGGGCAGCGGTCGCTTCCGAAGAGGCGTCCGCAAGGGCCACCGTCGGTTTGGTGCCAGAGCTGCTGACGATGTAGACCGGTGCGCCTGCGGTCAGACCTACGCCGCTGCTGTTGCGGCACTCCACGTCGGACGGGATCGCCTGGCCTGGTTGGAGGGAGGCGGCGATGGCGGCTTCGAGGACGTTGAGGTTACCGTCGTGCTCGGCCGCTGTCAGCGGGGTGCCCTTGATGAGCCTGCGGATCAGTGCTAGCGGCATCGGACAGGCTCTCCTTGCTCCTAGTTTTCCGCGGGCTGGGGGGTGGTGGGGACGCCGGAGCGGGGGTACTGCGGCCTGTGACCGCGGCGGCTTCTTGGGCGCGTAGGCGCCGGAAGGTCATCATGCCCATGGGCTATCCACTCGGAAGAAGAAAAAGCCCCGCGGGAAGCGGGGCCAGGGTGTGATGGAGAGCGCGAAACGCTCCCATCACGCGGCGGCAGCGGCGACGGAGCCGAGGCCGTAGAGGGTGATGGCGGGGGTGGTAACGCCGGTGACGCGGCCGAGGAAGACCTTGGAGGCGTTCTGGGCCACGGTGGCGACGCCCGACACGGTTACGCCGTCACCGCCTGCGAAGGTGATGGTGTTGGCGCCCGCGGAGGCGTTGATGACCACGACCTGGAAGGTGGTGCCGATGGCCGTGTCGTCGCCGAGGGCGGCGAGGATGGCGGTGGCGGTTGCCGTGGTGTAGGTGGCGGCGGCGGTGGGGACGCCGCGGATGATGACGTTGTAGCTGTTGGCGGCGCTGAGGGTGGCGGTTGCCGTGGGCTCAGCGAGCGACATTTGGCCGGGGATGAGACCGACAGGGATGTCGCCCAGATCGAAGAGGGATGCCATGGGAGGGTCCGGGTGAGAAGAAAGGTGCCCCGCCGCAAAGACGGGGCTGTTACCGGCGAGGGCGCGGGCCCGAGCCTTAGTCGAAGGAGCTGGTGACGGTGAGGCGAACGATTCCGATGTTCTCGGTCTCGAAGACCTTTTCCCAGTTGGTGGCGGTGGCGAGGGTCTCGCGGGTGGGGTTGACGGTGCCCTTGTAACGGGAGCCGAGGGGGTGGTAAGCGTTGTGCCAGTCCACGGACATCGCGCTCGACTTGGCGAGGATGTCGCGGTCGGTCTCAGAGCGCAGGGCGGCCTGTTGGCCGGTGCCCACGGCGCCGGTAGCCATGACGTAGCAGGCGTACTTGGTGGACGAGCCACTGCCGGAGGTGGGGAGATCCTTGGAGCGGATCACGCGCATCCCCATGTAGAAGGGGACCGCGAGGTTGGCGGTGTAGGCAGCGGCGAGCGACCCACCGAAGGCGTTGAGGGCCTGGATGCTGCCGGCGGCCACCGTGGAGGCGGTGACGCGGGCATCGGTGGCGGTCACGAAGTCGATCGCCTTGCGCTCCTTCAGGTCGGCGTAGACCTTGGGGGGCATGACGATGGCGCCGAGTTTGTCGGCGTCCTCGTTGAGGATGACCTCGGCGGCAGCGATTTGGCGGGGGCCGAGGTTGGTTTCGCCCGACCCACTCGCGTCAACACAGAGGTCTGCGAAGGCGGCGCCGGTGTTGGAGCTGCCGAGGGCACCGAACACGCCGTTCAGCGTGGCGATGAGGTCCTTCTGCTGCTGGTTGGCGATGTAGTCGGCGACTTTGGTGCCGATGGCGCCCATGGCGTCGGAGCCGGCGGCCATGCTGGCGAGGTCGCGGGCTTCCCACGCACGGCCCCGGTGGAGGATCACGCCGACCTGTTTGTCGGCGCTGATCTTGCCGGGGGTGAGGCTTGTGGTGTCGGTCAGGCGCTCGGCGTCACCGTCGAGGTTGGCCTTCCAGTTGGGGATGTTGACGGTATCGCCACCCTCGGTGGCGTTGAGGGCGTCGAGGGCGGTAACCACTCCCGACATCAGGAAACTGTTGCGGACGGTGGAAGCCTCGATGAGGTACGGCGTAAAAATCTCGGGGATGATTACGTCGCTGCGCAGGACAGCAGCCATGGCTGGATCTCAGGGGTTGTGGTGGGCGTACCGCTCAGCCTCGGAAGGTCTCGGCTTTGTAGCGATCGTGGAGAGCGCGGTCCTCGGTGTAGAGGCGAGCGATCTCGTCGAGGTTCGGCGGGGACTGGAGGTAGGGGTTGGTCGCGGGGGCGGTGCCGGTGGGCACCGTGGGGGCGGTTCCCATACCTCGGGCGCCGATGGCTTTGAAGTGGTGGTCCCACCCGGAGTCCGGGGCGCGGAGGCGCGTCAGGTACTCGGATAGGGGGACTTCGATGCCGCCGGTGATGACTGCGGGCTTTCCACCTACCTCGGTGAGGTTGGATTTGAGGAGGTCGAGGAGTTGCTCGGGGCTGCGAGCGTCAGCTTGGCCGATCTCAACGAGGGCTCGGGATACGAGTTTCTCGGCGGCGTTGGATTGACGCACAGCGTCAAGTTCGGCACGGAGATCGGAGATTTGACGTTCGAGCTGGAGGTTGGTTTCCTTGGCCTCTTCCCAGAGTCGTTTGTACTCGCCGGAGTCGGCCAGCTTTTGGGTCTGGCCGTCTTTGAGCTGGGCCTGCGTCGCACGGAGCGACTCTTCCAGTTCTTGGAGGCGGGCGTTGAGGGCGGCGTTTTTCTCGCCGGCTCGCTGCTTGTCGCTGGTGACGAGTTCGAGTTTTGCCCGGAGGCGGGCAAGCTCGTCGGAAGAGTTGCCGGGTGCGTCGGGTGAGGGCATCGCGGATGCACTCGATTCCTCCACGGGAGGAACCCCGTTGACTTGTTCAGCCACGCGGTTAAGTGAGGGTACACTCCTAGTTTGCCGAGCCGCGATCTACTTGGGCGGGCAAACGTTAGCCCCACACGGGGATAGGAATGCAGCGACAAAGGGGGTGGAGAGGTGGCGGGCCGTGGGGAAAGTCTTCGGGGGTGGCCGCGAGCGTCTTATGCAGAGGGCGGCAGATTGGGCAGGTGTCGGGGTCGAGGATTGCGTTCCATCGCCAGGCGCGGGGTGGCGGGTCGGCGAGGGCGGCGGCTTCGGTTTGGACGGAGGGGACGAGCGACCAGAGAAGGGCGGAGTTGGTGGCGCGAAGGCGTTCCACCCAGGCGTTGGCGACGGTGCCTTTGCGGATGGCAGGGCCGGCGTTTGTGGTGGTGAGGAGGAGGGAGGCGAGGCGGTCGTTGGGCTCGTCGCGGAGGATGGCGGCCTGGACGGAAGTGTCCAGTAAGCGCTCCATCTGGAGGGTTAGGGGAGAGATGCCGTTGGGGGAGGGGGAGAGGAGGGCGCTGGCGGAGCGATTGAGGATGGTGGCGCTGGTGAGGAGGGCGGTGAGGGTGGGAGTGGGGAGGGC